AAAGCCCTTGGACAAGACATCTTCAATTGGACCCTCGATATGCGGACCCTTTGTTTCACTCGGCAGAATATCGCAAGACCAAGCATCGTGACCAAGGGCAAGAAAGGCGTCTCTGACACGCCCTGAATACTCGCACGCAATTAATACCTTCATTGTTCGACTTGAGCCATGCGTTCAGCCGCTTGTGATTCGGCCTGGGCAAAAGCTGGATCTTGCATGAGCTTGTAATAGTGCAGCCCTGCCATCAAAAGATTTCGGAGAACGTCACTCTCGGTATTGATGCGGGATGACCAACGAAAGTCATTGATTTCAGCCCACATATCAGCAGAAAATGTCAGTGTTTTACGGATGTCTAAGGTCATGTTGCGCCTCCATTGGTGAGAGGTTGTTGATACCCTAATTGCAGATATGATGCAACCCTGTTGACAGCCTTATGATCGTATGTATATATAGACGCGGAGGTGCACAGATGACTGACATCAGCTTGAGTCTAAAAAAAATAGAATATCTTGAGGATGCTATTGCACAGATGCAGCAGCGCCTCTTCAATATTGACATCCAGTATGGCGAACGCGACTTAATCGTTATCATAACGGATCTCATAACCACGATGGATCACGCGAAAAATGATCTTAAGTGGGTGCGTAAAGAAATCGTCGAACAGACATTCAACACTGGGGACTTATCACATGACAACAGGCTCGGACTTTACACCTGAGTATAGACGTACCGCATGGTGGTCTGGCGACAGCCGCAGGGCTGTATCAGGACACCTGATCGACGTAATCCTTGAGAAGCGGGGCGAGAAGGCTCCGGCTGATCTATCAGAAGTCGAAGCTGTTCAGATGGGGCACGTTATGCAGCCCTATATTGGCAGAATATTTGAAGACACCACAGGCATAGGGGTAAAAGACTATGACCTACCAGGCACGCATCCGACTGAGCCTTGGCTTAGGGCGCACACCGATTTCGTCACTGCCGACAATGGCCTCCTTGAGGTCAAGAACTATAATGCTGCAATCATCAACAAGTTCAGTGAGCCTGACGATGAACTCCGACTTCCTGCAACAGACCTTATACAATGCGTACATGAAGCAACGGTCTTTGGAGTATCTCATGTCCATTTTGCCGTACTGTTCGGTGGTCAACGGTTTCGCCATTGGCGGGTCGATGTCAACGATGCAATGAAGGCTGATTTCGTACAGCAAGCCGCTAAGTGGTGGGCGATGTGCCAAATCGGGGATCTACCAACACCGGAAACCGTCGAGCAAGCCAAGCTGGTCTATTCACGCTCTACCGACGAGCAGATCTTGTCGAACGCTGCCGTCGAGCAAGTGGTGCAACAGCTCAAGAGCATCAAGCAGAATATCAAGACGCTTGAAGAGCAAGAGGAGCAAGCACAGCTCATGCTCCAGAACTACATGCAATCGAAATCGGAAATCGTCACACCGTTCGGTGAAGTGCTAGTAAGTTGGAAATCTTCCAAATCTACCAAGAGCTTCGACGCAAAGAGGTTCCAAGCTGAGAACCCGAATTTTGTCGATTTGTACACTGTTGAAAAACCTGGCTCACGGAGGTTCTTAGTAAAATGAACGATTTAATCCCTTTCCAAGATCAGCAGCGTATGGCTGAGAGCATCGTAAAGTCCAAGTTCTACGGCTTTACAGATATTAATCAGGTAATGGCTGTGATGATTGTCGCACAGGCTGAAAACAAGCACCCTGGTACGGTCGTGCAAGAATACGACATTATCCAAGGTCGCCCTGCTCTGAAGTCTCAGGCTATCCTAGCACGCTTCCAACAGGCAGGCGGTAAGGTCGAGTATCTGACCTACACCGACGAGAAGGTGGAGATGACGTTCTCGCACCCTGCTGGTGGCTCTTTGACGCTTGCATGGACAATGAAGCAGGCAGCGTCGATTGGCTTGGCAACGAAAGACAACTGGAAAAAGTACCCTCGCGCTATGTTAAAGGCGCGGGTGGTTTCTGAAGGCGTGAGAGCCGTGTTTCCAGCGTGTATTCTCGGTCACTATGCGGTTGAAGAAGTCATGGATTTTGAGCCACGGCACACAAAGACGGTGCAATCACTGTTGGAAACTGCGCCTAACGTGATCGAGATCCAAGATCTGACAGTTGAGCCAGAAGCACCGGAATGGCCTTTCTATGTGCCTAATCCAGACGGCAGCTTGAAGCTCTGGAAGGCTTGCGCGGATGGTGACGACTTTATGTATCACTATTCGGAGATGATCGAAAAGATAGCCTCATCCAAGCTATCTGGAGATAAGCAAGAGGCTAAAATACAGGCTCTCGCTGAAGCAAACGAATTAATCTTGAACAAATATAAGGATCAATAAAATGGCGGCATTTAAGAATGGACCAGGTCAAGGTGTGTTTTACATCAATGACAAAAAGACAACCGAGAAACAGCCAGATTATCGCGGCGAGCTGGTCTTGGATCAGGCTTACGGTGCAGGATCGGTTTTGGCGATTGCCGGTTGGAAAAAAACCACACCTAAAAACCATTTGATCTCAATCCGTATTGACCAAAAACAAGATGGGAATAAGCAATGGCCTAAGCCGGTCGGTGATGACAACGATGTGCCGTTCTAAGGAGGAATAAATGATGGAAGATATATTAGATATTGAAATGGAAGAAACTTTAAACGGTCAATACGAGTGGCAAGTGGTTTTTAAAAATGCTCATTTAGCAAACGATACGGTAGAGGCTGATGAAGCATCGGTGGATGAAAACGGTATCAAATTTTATTTGAAGGGAGGTTTGTTGGTTTATTTTGCACCATACGAACTTATTGAAAGTGTTTATTTAGACAGAAAAGGAAATCAGCCTGTGTGCCTTGTTAGTTAAGTAAATATTCCTATCACGATTTTTCTTTGGGGTGGAGAGACTAAAATGGGAAAGATGCAACGTACTAAAGGTGCAACCTTCGAGCGCGACATCGTTCTCGATCTCCGCGCCAGAGGATATTCCGGTGCAAAGCGCAATCTGGAACAAACACGCAGTGGCGGGGGGGATATAGATCTCCCCGGCTACATGATTGAATGCAAGCGATACGCGAAAATCGCTGTCTACACATGGCTAGAGCAGTGCGTAGCTGCTGCTAGAGAAGAGCAAATACCTGTCGTTGTTGCGCGTGCCGACAACGAGAAGGCTATCGCAATCTTATACTGGGATGACTTTTTGGGGATGCTAGACAATGCTGAAATTGAAACGAAGGCTTACAACCCTATGGTGGCACCTAACTCGTCCAAAGGCTCGATTTGAGGTGCTTGTTCTGCAACGCGAGCTAAACGATGCTCGGCGTAAACACCGGAAAACCTATCACATTCACCGCAAGATCCGCAGCGTGACTACGTTGCAATTGCAACAAGAAGTGAGGAGATTTCAATGACTGGCTATCAATCAAAAAAATTAATTACTGACCGCACTGAAGGAGAAGGAGAGATGGATATTGTAGAACGGTTGCGGGAAGACAAAAAAGTATTGTCAACTGCACTGCGGAATATGCTGCGTTGGCACGACCAACTTTCTCCAGCCGACATTGCCAAAGCCGAGGCAGCATTGAAGGAAAGTGAGTGATGTTTCACTTCCTGGTAATATTTCTTCTGCTCATAATCGTGTCGAGGATGGAATGAGTATCAAATCAATCTTGTGGAAACCACATGAGAAAAAATTAGCCATTAAGATGGCTCACGAAGGCAAAAGGATGAAAGAAATTGCGGTGGCTGTCGGTCGCTCCCGTAATTCAGTGATAGGTTTCCTGCACAGATCCCTAATCCCTGTCAAAAAAGAACCAGTTATCCATAAACCTGTGGATAAGAAGCCTTTGAAGTTCAGACCTAAGCGTGTACCTACACCTTACAAGCCGTCTGTATCATACCTTGCGCCAGAAGACTTTGATAAGCCAAAGGTTTTTCTGTTCGACACCAAGATGTTCGAGTGCAAATGGATCTACGACAAGCCTGAAAACGTGTTTAAAACCACCGCTTGCGGTCAACCTACCGAAAAGGGTAGTTATTGCCCGTACCATCACAACATCGTTTATCAACCAAGGGGACAAGCCAATGCAGCCTAAAGTATTTGTAGCTACGCCTATGTACGGTGGCATGACCACCGGCTTCTACTGCCAGTCTGTCTTGCAATTGCAGGCAGCTTTCCAACAAAAAGATATACCATGTGCTATGTCTTTTATGTTCAACGAAAGTCTAATTACCCGCGCTCGTAATGCCATGACGCATCAGTTCCTAAAGACTGATTGCACGCATTTGCTGTTCATTGACGCTGACATTCGATTCCGGGCTGAAGATGTCTTGTACATGTTCGAGCATGATCTGGATGTGGTCTGCGGGATCTATCCTAAGAAAGAAATCAACTGGGTAGAGGTCGAGGCAGCCGTCAAGAACGGTGTGCCACAAGACCAGCTCAAGCATCACACAGGCGCATGGGTAGTTAACCTGGTTAAT